TGGATTAGCGCTGGCGAGGCGACAAGTGATGTGCAGGTGCTTACGGCAGATGAGGAGAAGGATTCTGCGCCGACATCCGGCAGAAAAGAATTGTACCCAGGAACAAAGCAAGGCGCAAGCATGGCCGATGAGTGCTTGAGGATCAAGGGGAAAGGAAACTTTTTTACTACTACTAGGCTTCATCCAAATCGGCCGTCTCACACACTGACCAGTGAGGAAAATGTGGCTTATCACTGGAATGAGTGCCGGAAACTTACATTCCGAGAATTCAAACGCCTCGGATCATTCCCAGACGACTACCGCGCCAAAACCGACAAGATCGGCAAGTACATGATCGGCATGAGTGTACCGCCAAAGATGACCGAGCAGGTGGCACGGGCTGTTTGTGAGCAGTGGCTAGGAGTGATTTATGGCGACTAACAAAGGCGGGCAGCCGCCACATGTTTTTACACCCGAGCAAGTGATTGAGGTTGGCGCACTTGCAGCAGTATTATCGCAAGAGCAAATCGCCGATTATTTTGGTATTGCCCGCAATACGTTTACCGCAATATGCGAGCGACAGCCTGAAGTTCTTGAGCAATATAAAAAAGGTAAGGCACGGGCGATTGGCACAGTAGCCAAGGGATTGGTAAAACAAGCGATGGATGGCAATACAAGCGCGGCCATGTTTTATTTAAAGACACAGGCGGGATGGAGAGAAACTAGCGCACAAGAAGAAGAAAACAAAGAAGCTAAAAATAATCCTAAAAACACAATCACTATAAACGTAGTAGATGCGCGTAAAAATGCCAAGTCTAAATAGTTCACAATATGAATTCACCCAATTACCAAACAAGTTTAGAGCGTTTGTCGCAGGATTCGGCAGCGGCAAAACTTGGGTAGGGTGCGCCAATTTATGCCTACATTTTTTAAACAATCCCAATGTCCCCGCAGGTTATTTTGCGCCAACTTATTCACAAATTAGAGATATTTTTTATCCAACAATAGAAGAAGTAGCAGAGGATTGGGGGTTAGAATGTGATGTGCAAGTTAGTCATAAAGAAGTACATCTGTCGCTCAATGGTGAGCATATTGGGACTATTATTTGTCGCTCAATGGATAAACCTGCAACAATTATCGGGTTTAAAATTGGTCATGCGTTAGTCGATGAATTAGACACTATGCCGACAGATAAAGCGCGTCATGCTTGGCGTAAAATCATAGCGCGTATGAGATATAAAGCTGATGGATTGCGTAATGGTATTGATGTAACAACAACACCTGAAGGTTTTAAGTTTGTGCATGAGCAATTTGTTAAGCTGCCAAACATTAAACCCGAATTAAAAGAAAACTATGCAGTCATTCACGCGTCAACATACGACAACGAAGCTAACTTACCCGATGATTATATTAATTCGTTACGCGAATCATACCCCCCCGAGCTAATTGATGCGTACCTAAACGGCCAGTTTTGCAACTTAACAAGTGGAACGATTTACACTAGCTACGATAGAAAACGCTGCAACAGCAACGAGACAATAAAAGAGCGTGAGCCGTTATTTATTGGTCAGGATTTTAACGTAGGTGAGATGGCATCGACAGTCTATGTAAAACGCCTTAATGGTTGGCACGCAGTTGACCAATTAACAGGCGTTTACGATACACCTGAGTTATGCAAAGTTTTAAAAGAGCGTTATGCAGGACACAAGATAACAATTTATCCCGATGCCAGTGGTAACAGTCGCAAAACAATAAACGCAAGTGAGAGCGATATATCGCTGCTAAGACAAGCGGGTTTTGTGATTAAAGTGCGAGATTCTAACCCATTTGTTAAAGATAGGATTTTAGCAGTCAATGGTGCATTAGCTAACGGTAAGATGTGGGTTAATGCGTCAAAATGCCCCGATGTTGTAGCGTGTTTAGAGCAACAGGCGTATGATAAAAATGGAGAGCCTGATAAAAAAAGCGGCTTTGACCATCAAAACGATGCAACAGGTTATCCCATTGTTTATGAGATGCCAGTCAGACGACCAAGCGCGAGCGGTATCAATATGAGTGGATTCTAAATGCTAACGATAGATAGTTCACTACGCCATGAATTGACAGTGTCAAGATTAGTCACAGGTATTGTACAGTCTCGCATCATGCCCGCGTATTTTGATTTATCGAAAGCGGTTAAAACAGCGTTAGCAGACTATGAACCAACAATGAACCGTAAAGACTTTGACGCGCTAAGGCGGCAAGTCTCGCTGATGGTTGCTGAAAAGATGAATGCTATGTGGGAGGGTACGACAAACGACCTTTTCGACTTGGCAAAGTATGAGTCTAGTCATGTAGTCGGTGAGCTTTCAGGTGCAACGGCTGTTAGTGAAGCGGCTATTACAAAAGCGGTTAATGCGCCGATGGTTTTGGCTGGTGCGGTGTCTCAGGTCGGTACATGGCGCGAATATATCGCAGGTGCAACAAACAGCACACAAGCGCGTATTATTGATAACACAATTAGAGCAGGGTACGAGTCAGGCGCAACAGTGCAAGAGATGACTAAGCGGCTCACAGGCACTAAAGCAAATAACTATCTTGATGGTTTAATTACAAATACAGGCGCAAGGGAGGCCGAGTCTTTAGTGCGTACAGGTGCTAATCATTATGCAAATAAAGCGCGCGATGTGGCAGCACAGGCAAATGCAGACTTGATACAAGGTAGAATCTTTTTAGCTACTTTTGACAATCGCACGACTTTAACGTGTAGGCACTTTGGGCAATTACAAAAGATTTATGCACTTGATGACCCTAGCACACCAATACCGCCATTACATTTTAATTGTCGGTCAGTGCTAACATTAGTGCCGATAGGTTTTGACCCATTCGCAGGGACAAAGGCGAGCGTGGGCGGTCAAGATGGCCAAGCCGCAGAGGATGCGTTTAACAAAAAATCTGATAGACTAGACACAAGACGCGACAAAGCAGCAGAGCAACGCGCACAAGGCAAAGAGCCAAAAGAAGTACCAAGCAAAGTCACATACTCAGGCCGCAAAGATTCGGCTATTTTCGACGCTGGACAGATTGATAGTCATACAACAATGGACGCTTGGATGCGAAAACAGCCCGATTGGTTTATTGAATCATCGCTTGGCAAGACCCGTGCTAAACTATTCAAAGATGGTGGCCTAACGCTGGATAAATTCACCGACATGAACGGAAAACCACTTACACTCAAGCAAATGAAAGCACTAGACCAATACGATAACGCATTTAGAAAGGCGCAATTATGAAAGAACAACATCCTGATTATTTAACCGCCGCGCCTGATTTATTATTAGTGCGTAAATTTGTCGAAGGTGAGGCCGCAGTAAAGCGCGAAGGCTCTACATTTTTGCCGCATCCTAATCAATTGGAATGCAATACGCCCGAACAAAAAAGACGCTATGAATCATACAAAATGGGTGCAGAAGTTGAGGATTTCCCAGCACGAACACTCAACGATTTATTAGGCGCAATGTTTCGACAACCTGCCGCGTTTGTTGCACCTGTTGGCATGGAGTATTTAGTAGATGATAGCGATGGTGATTGGTTATCACTACAAGCTTCTATTGAATTGACTGCTAGAAACTGCTTGCAGGTCGGCTATCACATTTTATTGGCTGAATATGACCAATTGCCAAGCGGTTTAGATGTTGAATTATCAATTGCTGATAAAGCTGCATTAAACCAAAAAGCATCCATTAAACACTACCCACGCGAATCCCTGGTTGATTGGTCGTTTGGCAAAGTAAACGGACGGTTAACGCTAACATTTGCGAAATTGCAGCATAACGAAACGCGAAAAGATGAAAAAGGATTATCATTTAATGCAACTGTTTGCTTGGAGCTTGGCATTGATGAAAACGGCTACTGGCAAGAGCTAGAAGTTTATAAAAACGGATTAGAAGTTTATGAGTCAGCCGAGCGTGTTTATCCACAAGCAAACGGCAAAAACCTAACCTATATTCCGTTGGAAATTGTGCAAAGTGAACGCATGATTGCAGGGCAATTACCCATTCAAGCGGGCTATATCGCGCCATTATGCTACAAGTCACACGCACGTTATCAAGTCAGTGCTGACTTGAAAGAACGGCTTAGAATCTTACAAGATACGTCATACTCAAGTGGATGGGATGAGAGTAAAAAAGAAGAATTTAATATCATTAATAAACGATCTTACTTTGCAATGGGTGCAGGGGTGCATAATTTCTTGCCCGATGGCGTGACGATGGATATTTTGAAACTCACGGCAGACGGTGACGCTTTATTCAGATATATGGAAGAAAACGCTAAACAAATTCGCGCAATTGGTGGTCGTTTTGACACTCAAGATAAGAGCCAAGAAACGTTAGGCGAAGTGCAAATAAAAGACGCTAACGAAAAAGCAGTATTAACGCTTTTAGCTAACAATATCGAACGCGCTTACAAGAATATCATTTGTTATTGCGGAGAGTTTGAGGGATTGACGCTAATGCCATCCGACATTGAATTGACGTTGAATCGTGAATTTACATCGACAAAAATCACAACAGAGGAGGTTAAATCTATTCGTGAATTAGTGCTTGACCGCTTGATGACACCCGAAATGGCCATTGATAAATTAATCAAAGGTGGTTTTTTGGTAGGTGAGGCGCAAGACATTATGAATATGATCGAGCAACAAGGCATTGCGCCTATTCTACAAAAGTAGTATTTTAACTGTTATGATATAACGTCACATCAAAGGTTTTGATTATGATTGAAGTCACAAGTTTAGATGTTATCCCCGAAGGTTTTCGCGGTGACTATGTTGAAGTTGAAAAGGAAGGGAAAAAGATTTTCCAGCACAAGGATTTTGTAACGGTTATCGGCGCAATGAAGCGCAAAGGCGAGGAGCGTGACGCACTCGCTACAGAACTAAAAGGATTTAAGAGCCAAGAATCTGCAAAGCAAGCAGAAGCCGAAAAGAAGGCTTTAGAAAAGTTAAAGGCCGAAGGAAAGATTGACGAAATTCTAGCGGATAGCGAAAAGCGACACGGTGAAACGATTAAGCAATACGAAGAACGTTTAGCCAAGCGTGACGCTATCACGATTAAGAAAGCGCGTGATTCAGTTGTTAATGATTTATCGTCATTGGCTACGGAAGCAGGTGCTAAGGCGTTTAAGAAGCTTATTGCAGAACGGGTGGAATATGACCCTGAAAATGATAAGTACACGTTTAAAGACGAGGACGGCGGTGCAACCTCGTTAGATTTAGAAGGCTTTAAGGCTGATGTTATGAAGTCTCAAACCTATGCGACAATGATTAAAGCTCAAGTATCGAGCGGTGGTCATGGTACAAATGTTAAAAATGGTGGCGGTGCTGCTAAAACGATGACACGCGCACAATTTGACGCATCAAGTCAAAGCGCACGAGCCGAGTTTTTCAAACAAGGCGGCAAACTCACTAATTAAAGAGGTTTTACAAAATGGCTAATACTCTCACAGATTTAGCACCTGATTTATACGCCGCACTCGATGTTGTTAGTCGCGAGCTTGTCGGCATGATTCCGTCCGTTACTGTTGATGCGCGGGTCAATCAAGCAGCCGTCGGTCAAATTGTACGCTCTCATGTTGTACCTGCCGCTAATGCGCTGATTGACAACACGCCAGCTATGGCATTCCCTACTGCTGCTTATCAAACCATTGGCAATCAAGAAATCACGATTACCAAATCGAAATCCGCGCCGTTTTCTTGGCAGGGTAACGAGCAAGATTTGTTGGCAAGCGGTGCTGGTTATTTATCGATTCGCGCTAATCAAATGGCGCAAGCTATGCGTAAATTAGTTAATGACATGGAAGCCGACCTTTGCGCTCTTTACGCGACAACATCGCGAGCCGCAGGTACGGTTGGCACAGTACCATTTATCACTAATACAGCAGCATTGTCAGCAGCGCGTAAAGTGCTGGTAGATAATGGCGCACCCATTAGCGATTTACAGTTAGTGATTGACACAAATGCAGGTGCAAACTTGCAAACATTGTTCAACATCAATTCAGCTCGTGATAAAGCTGCATCGACGTTAAGCGACCAAGGTATTTTAACAACTATCGGCTCTACTCAGGTTCGTGAGTCTGCACAGATTTACACTCCGACTGCGGGGACAATGGCAAATGCCACAAGTACATCTGCCGCATTTACTGTAGGTCAGACTGTAATCCCGTTGGCCACAGCAGGCACTGGGGTTGTGTCGGCTGGTGATGTTATTACATTTGCTAATGACACTAATCAATACAACGTTGTTTCTGTCAGCTTTGCAGGTGCAAACCCTGCGAGTGGCGATACAATCACATTAGCCGCTCCCGGCTTGCGTAAAGCTCAAGGTGTTGCGACTCGCGCCATTACGGTATTGGCCGCATCGCCTCGCAATATGGCGTTTAGCCGTAGCGCGATTGTATTGGCTACTCGTATGCCCGAGCGTCCAGCAGAAGGTGATATGGCATTAGATGTTATGACGATTCAAGACCCACGAAGCGGCATCGCGTTTGAAGTTAGTATTTACCCCGGTGTCCGTATGGTTACTTATCACATCGGGTTAGCGTGGGGTGTTAAAAACATCAAACCTGAACACACAGCGCAATTATTGGGCTAATGTGAATCTAAACAAGGGGCTTAATTGCCCCTTGTTTTGGAGCTGAATAATGACTGTAACTATTGGTTATACAACAGACGATGCTTTTATCGCGTTTGCTTTAGCGCGTGGCGTAACGGTCACTGCTCCTAACGCTTCAATTTATCTCACTAAAGCATTTGATTTTTTAGAGTCGCAATGCTGGAAAGGTCAAAAAACGGATTACTCTCAAGCTAACGATTGGCCGCGCGATGGTGTTTATGTTGATTATTACTTGTTAGATAGTGCCACAGTCCCCGTTGGCATTGTTAAAGCTCAACATGTTGTTGCCTTGTCTATTGCTAATGGTTTTGACCCGTTAGCGACTGTAGAACGTGCGGTTAAACGTGAAAAAGTAGATGTGTTGGAAGTCGAATACCAACCGAACGCTTCAAACGCCCCAATTGCTCGCTCTATTAACGCTGCATTATCTGATTATCTCGCATCAGATACCGCCATTATGAGAGTGTTATAATGGGTGTTAATTACGTAGGATTGGCAGCTACAGCAGAGCGTTTAGTGCGTGAAAATGGCAAGGACGCACTGTTAATCAGCGAAACAAATACAGGCACTGATTATCAGCCGACAATCACACAGACAAGCGAAACGATACGATTAGTACAAAGCCAATTTAGCAAGAATGACAATAACGATTTTGTATTAGAAGCCAACGATATGAAGTTTTTAGTATCAAGTGCCTTTGCTTTGAACACTAAACAGCGAATCGAAACGAACGGATTGCAATATAGCATTGTTGCAATAAAAGAAATTAAGCCAGCAGATGCAGGTATTTTGTATATTGTGCAGGGGCGTTTATAATGTCGTTCAACGACGATATAGCAAGATTAGCTCGAAAGTTAGCGATTACCGAAGCTAAAGCGGTCGCTTCTTTTTGTCTTAATATCAGTCGCCGTGTGGACAATATGTCGCCAGTCGATACAGGTTTATTTAGAGCTAATTGGCAGGCGACACTTGACCAACCTTATACGGGCGCAACTAAGCCAGCGAATCGCGCAGGTAGTATTGACCACGTTATACCATTTGCAAAAACAGCAAATGGCCATGTTTTTTATCTCACTAATAAAATACCTTACGCGCATAGTTTGGAATACGGCCACAGCCAACAAGCACCAAATGGCATGGTTCGCGTAAGTGCTAAAATGGCGTTGGCAGAATTAGAGCGTGCAGTCAGGAGTGTGCAATGAGTCAGGCACAAATTGAGTTGGCATTATTTGATAAGCTCGAATCTATCAAAGCATCATTGCCAACGATTTACTATCCAAACAGCCCAAATAAAAACAAACCAAGCCCGCCAACGGGCGAGCATATTAGAGTTAATGTTTTGCCTGTTGGTACTCAGCCGATAGGCATTGCATCCACTAATCAAACAACTGGTATTTTGCAATGTTCTGTTTATGTCAAGGACGGCACAGGAACAATTAGAGCCGCTCAAATTGCTGATTTAATTTTAAGCGCATTTGCAAGAAATACAGTATTATCTAACAATGTCAGAATAGACAGAAAAGGTAGCGTCAACACTGGATTTACAGTAGATGGATGGTATCATTTGCCTGTCTCTATCACTTATCAACAGATTACGGGGTAATCAAAAATGACAGCAGTTTTAGTACAAACAACCGCAGGGGCAACGATTGCAATTAGTGCAGTATTACCAGCAACAGACGATGCGGCAGGTTATGCCGCTCTAACATGGGCTTTAATCGGTGAAGTTACGGATCTTGGCGAGTTTGGCCGAGAATATGCCACTGTAACGCATAATCCAGTGGCATCACGTCGAACTATTAAACGTAAAGGGTCGTTTAATGATGGTACGATGGCTTTACAATTAGCAATTGACCGTGACGATGCAGGTCAAATCATTGTACAGACTGCCGTTGCATCCGATGCAAACAAAGCTATCCGAATTACATACCAAGACGGCTCTAAAGACTATTTCAGCGCACTGGTTATGTCTTTCAAAACAAATGCTGGTAGTGTTGACCAAATCCTATCGGGTTCTATCAATTTAGAAATTAATACCGATATTATCCAAGTCGCCTTACCTTAATCAACACTAAGCTCCTTTAATTAGGGGCTAACAATAAGAGAATATCATGGATTTATTAAGCCTTTTACCGTCCGATAACGCTGCTATCCAATTAAAACACCCTGTTAGTAAAGTCGATTTAGAAGGTGTTACTATCAGTGTTAGTGGCCATGATTCTGCAACTTTTAAGAATGCTATTAAAGAACGCGCAAAAGCTCAAATGTCGCGCAAGTCTGCCGAAATCGACTTTAGCACTAATGATAAAGAAGCTATTGAACTTTTGGCAAAATGTACTGTTGGCTGGTCGGGAATTACCGAAGGAAGTAAAGAGTTGCCATTTACTTTTGCCAATGCTGTCTATATTTACACAAAATACAACTGGATTCGCGAACAGATTGACGCGGCTATTGGCGACCGTTCCAATTTTTTTATGAGTGCGTAGAGCAGCTAAAACTCTACGCTAAACAGCAGGCGTGGTGGAATAGTTGCCCTCAGCCAAAGGGCGCGAAAGAGTATAACAACACTTCGCGCCTGTCTAAATTCAAGTCTAACAATCCACAATCCACTCCCTTTATGCCTGAATTAAAACACGGGCATTATCTTATCGAATTACTACACGATGCAGGGACAATCGCTTACAATGAAGGCGTAGCAAGACGTTTATCATGGGTAGAGTTGAAAGCGTGGGCTGATTTTGTGGGCTATGAATTAGACTCATGGGAAGCCAGCACTATCATGCAATTGTCGGCGTGTTATGCTGAAATCAGCAATGAAGGATTGCAAATAGATTGCCCTATGCCTTGTCAGCCTACAATGACTAATGAGAGGCGAAAAACAGTAGCATCTAATTTAAGAAGTGCGCTACGCTCAATCGCAAAAGTGAGGTAAAAAATGGCAGTTACAGACTTGTTGATGATTGGGCTTGGTATTGATACTCGCCGTTTGCGCGATGGTGAGCGTGCGCTAGGCCGCTTACAACAGGCAGGAAACAGGGCAGAGGGTGCGATGGGGCGCATGGCTTCAATGCTTGCGTCTGCTTTTGCTGTGCATAAAATAATTGAATATGCCGACTCTTATACTAATCTTCAAAATCGTCTAAAACTTGTCACTGATTCTACAGAAGCACTTGCACAAGCCACTCAAAACGTCATTGACATTGCCCAAAACTCACGACAAGCACTAGGCGCAACAGGTGATTTATATTTCAAGATTAGCCAAAACGCCGATAAACTTGGACTGTCGGTAAGCGATACATCGCGCGTAACTGAAACATTTAGTAAGACACTGGCGTTGTCGGGGGCATCAACACAGGGCGCAGAAGCGGCTATTTTACAATTCTCGCAGGCGTTGGCCAGCGGTGTTATTCGTGGTGATGAATTTAACAGCGTGGCAGAAAACGCACCTGCGGCAATGGATGCTTTTAGCCGAGCATTGGGGGTCAGTAAAGGCGAGTTAAGGAAGCTTGCGGCAGAAGGAGCTTTAACGTCTGATGTTTTAATTCAGGCACTCAAAGAACAATCGGCAGAAGTTGATGCGGCATATGCGAAAACAGAATCGACTATCTCGCAGGCTTTTGTTGGCTTAAAGAATAGTACTACTGTTTTTATAGGTCAGCTAAACGAATCCACGGAAGCATCGAAAAGTTTTGTCAGCGCATTAGAGGGGATTACTGCATGGGTTGATAGTGGCAGTCCTTTAGAGTTTATTGTTTATCAGACTAAGCTATGGGGTTATGCAATTGATGATACATCTAAGGGGATTGAGTGGTTATTGATTGAATTAGGTGTTTTAAAAAATGATGGGGGGGAAACTGCAGCATTTTTAACAGACGCATTCACTAAGCTACCTATAAATATTACGTCATCATTCAAAATTGCCTCTGTTGAGGTTAAATCTTTTTTCGATTATGTAAAAGAAGGCTTAATCATATCAGCAGAAAGATGGAGGGAATTAGATAATGAACGTAAAAATTCCATTTCCGCAATCTTAGCAGAGAGGGATGCGCGGTTAGGTGCGGGCGATGCAGCAGTTAAAGCCATTCAAAAAGAGCGAGCAGAAAGACAAAAACAAAAAGAAGATGATGCTTTTTTTGCCACCGTCGATGAGTTGCTTGCCGAAAAATCAAAATTAACATCTAAAGAAATGCTTGAAGCCTCGCGCAAAAAAGCAGAAGCCGACAAGACTGCCAAAAAAGCGGCAGAAGATGCAGCAAACGCGGCAAAGCAATTGCAAAGCCAGTATGAAAGTTTGGCGTTATCGCAAAAAGAGCGGATTGAATTATGGGGTCAAGATACTGAGCTTGCAAAGATTAACTTTGACCTTAAAAACACTAATTTAAGCAGATTAGGCCAAAAAGAAAAAGACAATTTAATCTTGCAGGCTCAAAAAATTGATGCACTACAAGCTGAAAAAGACTTAGCCGCCAAGCAAGTCGAAACTGATAGCTTTATGGCAGGGCAAGCGCAAGAATTGGATGCTTTGCGCGCTGGATATGCGTCAAGGAATGAAATTGTTTATCAGGCAATGATGACGAGACAGTCTATTATTGATGAGGCGTATAATACTGACCGCATGTCAGAAACAGAATTTTATGTTCTAAGCAAACAAAATGAACTGCAATACAATGCCGAAAAATTGGCTATTCAGCGCGATACAATGGCTGAACAAAACGCACTAAAGAATGAAGAATTTAATGCAGCGTCTACTTTGGCAGGGAATATTTTAGAATTGGCTAGGGCGACTGGTCATGAAAACAATGATATTGCAAAAATCGCATTTGTTGCACAGAAAGCTATAGCTATAGCACAAGCCATTTTAATGACGGAGCAAGCGGCATTAGCAACACAGGCAAGTTATGCAATGATGGCTGTTCTTAATCCACTGGCTGCACCTGCTATTTTAGCAGCAGGGACAGCTCATGCAACAGTCATGCGTGGTCTAGGATACGCAAGTGTCGCAGTTATGGCAGCAACGGCAGGAGTTGAGCTTGCAGGCGCACGGGCAATGGGTGGTAATGTGCAAGGTGGCAAAAGCTATCTTGTCGGTGAACGCGGCGCGGAGGTTATCACAATGGGGGGTAATGGCCATGTAACCCCTAATCATAAATTAGGCGGCAATGACTCTAAGATAACGATTGTTAATCAAACCACTGGCCGTATTGATAGTGTTGAAGAAAAAACAATGCCCGATGGCGAACGTATTTTGATTATTCAGCAAGCGCGTGATTTAATAGCGGCAGAGATGCGCGACCCGAACAGTAAAACGTCACGCTCTATGCAATCATCACTTACAGTGCAGAGACGCAGATAATGCCAACTTTACCGCGTGACCTTTACCCTGTTACATCACCAAGCGGCTACAGTCACGGCGCGGCTGGTGGCGTGTCTCGCACTCAAGTCGAAGGTGGTTTTAATCGCTACGCCTTAGACTTTGAGCGAGGTGTTCAACAGTTTAATGTCGCATTGGCTTGTACCGCAGGGCATTATCAAATATGGACGTTGTTTTTTTACAACATCATTAAAAAAGGCGCATTATCGTTTGATATGCCTTTAGATAGCGGCAGTGGTTTACAAACACATAGTGTTAATATCATCCCTAATTCTGTTAATGTAAATGCGACAGATGGCAATAATTATGTAGTGACTTTTCAAGTTGAAGCTGAATCCAGTGCTTATAATTTCGACCAAGAAGCAACGGAAACTATATTAGAAATATGGGAAGAAGGTTCGGATGTTGGTGATTTATTTGAAGCAATCGCCGATTTTGTTTTGACTGGAACTTTGGTACTGACATGAGTATTGATATTGAGCAACAGCTAAGAGAGTTTTTAGCAAGTGCGCCGCAAACAAAATATATGATTGAGGTTGTGAGTATTGCCCATTCTGCATTGACTCAAACCTATCATTTATGGAAAGAGCAAAGTGAAGGGGCGGTTATTGATGAAGATATTAATACGCTAATTGTACAACCAACAAACCTAAATGTTGCATTAGCTGGCAGCCCTGATAACTTAGACCAAAAATTCACAATATCAATTGATACTACTGATGCTGAAAATGTACTTCGCAAAGAATTGGACAGAATAGCGTTAGATACAACTGAAAAAATAATTTTAACGTATCGTGTTTATCTATCAGACGATTTAACAGAGCCGCAAGCAGTACAGCGACTTCAGGTAGAGTCTATAACGTATACGAGAGGCGTTGCTTCATTGTCGGCAATTGCGCCTAAGCTTAACGTAACAAGAACAGGTGAGCTTTATACTTTTAGTCGTTTCCCAATGTTGCGCGGCTTTTTATGATTGAAAAGTATCTTGCAAAACATTACGAATGGCCTCCTTGTTGGCAGTTAGTCGCAGACGTTTATGTTAATGAGTTAGGTTTAAGCGTAGATGATTACACGCCAAAAACAGACTCAATGCGCGATGTTGCTAATGCTTTTAGACTTGCTTTGCATGATGATAAGCATGGCTTTACTAAGCAGGAAAATGCTAATAATTATGATGTTGTTTTATTAGGCAAAAGTAAAAAAGCTACGCATTGTGGGTTATATTATAACGATGGGGTTTTGCATAGTTTAAAAAATATGGTGATATGGCAGCCGATGGCGCAGATTGCAGACACCTACGGATTAATTGAGTATTACCGATATGACCGTAACGATTGATTTTTTTAATAGTCCGTTTGATAAAGAGCCTACATTATTCGAGGCTGAAACAGTCGCGCATTGGATTTTAGAGCATAAAGAAGAATTAAATAATTATGCAATTTATGAAGGGCAACCAAGCCTTGAAACGGATATTACAAGCAATATAGAAAAGCTAATGTCTAATGAAGGGCATTATGTTGTTTTGTTGAGTCCTTGCGGCGATTCTTTGGCATTTTTAAATCCTTTTGCATATCTTTCGCTAAAAATTAATGATTACCTAATCAATAAATTAATACCTACTCCTGAAATACCAACAAATATAAATCGCACACAACAAAGCTCTAATAATTCACTAGCAAACCGAACAAACGAAGCACGAGTTCTTCAAAGAATAGAAGATATTTTCGGATTAGTTCGCGCTTATCCTTCGTTGATTCAGCCAGTTTATTCAAAATATATCAATAATTTGCAATATGAATATTCGTATATGTGTGTTGGTCGTGGCTGGTATGATATTGCAGACGTTCGTGATGGTGAAACATTGTTATCAGATATTGGCGGCTCGAGTGCAGAGTTTTTTAACCCATTCACAAGTCCAAATAGCGGAAGCCCTTTTTTAACAATCGGAGCATCAATTAGCGAGCCTGTGCTATTAGTTAAACGCTCAAATAATGTTACAGGCGAAGTTTTAAAAGGAAAAAATCAATTTGTTTCATCTTATGTTGGCTACATTGATTTTTATAAGGCTTCTGATATTCCAAGTTCTTACGATAGAATTGGAGGGATTAGTGATGAGATTTACGAAAACCTTTCCGATGGTGATGTAGTCTCAGTAACTGGTACACCAGGGGCAATTTGGGACGGTAGTTATACGATTCGCACAAAATTAGGGCTTGGAACAAATGTTTTAGAGTTAACAACAGCAACATTTACAATTACATCTACTGCTAGTGGAACATTAGCGGCAACTTCTTGGAGTCCAGAATATACGACTTGGGTAACGCTTAAAGATGAAAATATGACTCAAGTATGGGTTAATTTAGTAGCGCAGCAAGGATTATTTTACGACGACGGCAATGGAAAAACATCACTATCTGTAGATTATGCAATTGAGACACAAGCTTTGGATGGGTCGTATTTGCCGATTGGCTCTATTACAACAACAACAGGAACAATGACCGCAGCAACAAGCGACGAACAAGCAAAAACTATTGAGATTACGACAGGCCATACAGGTGCTACAAGGGTTAGAGCAAGACGCACTAATAATCACGATTATGGTTTTAGTGGGACTGTCATAGACGAAATAAAGTACCAAGATTTATATGCTGTTACACCTATCAGCAATAGCGATTTTGGTAATGTAACGACTGTGCAAGTTGTGACAAAAGCTACACAACGGGCAATATCATTAAAAGAGCGTAAATTTAACTGCAATGCAACGCGCAAATTGCCGACATTTAACGGCACTACGTTTAGCGGGTCGTTTGCAAGTGATGGCTCAATCGCAAGCGGCACAATATCTGCTACCAAGTCATTTATTGATATTTTAGCAGCAGTGAGTATTGATTCAAAAATTGGTCAGCGTGTACTTGCCGACGATGTTGATTTGCCTCAGATATGGAGTGTTAGAAATGCACTGGATTCGTGGAATCCTTTGTGCGTAGAGTTTGGATATACGTTAGATAGCGATAATATATCATTTGAAGAAACTGTAAAAATGATTGCAGACAGTGTGTTTTGTGTTGCATATCGCCAAAATGGTAAAATCAGATTTAGCATTGATGGGGAACAATCATCGTCAACAGCACTATTTACACATAGAAATAAAAAACCAGCAAGCGATACTATTAGTCGAAAATTTGCCGCAGATAGTGAATTTGATGGGGTTGAGCTAACATATAACGACAATGTAACAGATGCCCAAGAAACGATTAAATTGCCATTATCGCTCGCCGCCACAAATTACCAAAAAGTCGAACTCACAGGAGTTAGAAATTATGAGCAAGCGTGGTATAGAGCAAATAGAAATTACAATAAGTTATTATTGCAGCGTGTAAGCATTGAGACAGAAACAACAAACGACGGTCGTTTGCTGTTACCAAATCAGCGTATTGATATTGTTGATAATACACGTTTTGATAGCCAAGACGGTGAAGTCATTGCACAAAGCGGCCTTACTTTAACTTTATCACGCAATGTTGTTTTTGGTGTTGGAACACATAGCATTATTTTAATGCAGCGTGATGGTGGGTTAGAATCCATCACTTGCACAGCAGGGGCTGGCGCAAATCAGATTGTTTTAGCTTACGCCCCAAGCGAGTCTATAAATACAACAAATGGCGGAAGTATGGGAATTAGAACTATTTTTAGTTTTGGCGCAGATGATGTATCGTCGGCTAACAGTTATTTAGTACAAGAAGTTAATATCACTGATAATAGTTATGTTAAAGTAACTGCAATAAATTATGATAATGGTTATTATGTTGCAGATAATGAAATAATACCAAGTCGGAGTGCGGTTTTATGACCCAAGTTACAGTAACAGATTTAAACAATGCAAAACTAGATGTTGATACGATTGCGAATATTGCAAATAGTACAGCAACAAGTGTAACAGACAGACTTGGTGGCACAAGGCGCACTCTTTATTCGTTAGCTAATGAATTTCCTAACGCTAGTGATAATGCAGCACGGGCGGCGGCAGACCGTGTGCAGACGGGGTTAGACAGAATACAGACGGGGGCAGATGTTATTGCTGCAGAATCAGCAAGAGACGCGGCATTAATTCAAGCAGGCGTTTACACGACAGAGCCACTAGGACGTGCAGCAGTCGCAGACGGCCAAGCGTTTAAAGTACAGGGTTCTGGCGACATTGCTGCTTATGAATATCGCAGAGTTAACGCAGACTCATCAACACTGATAACGGCTTATCCGTCATATTCACTAATCGCTCCCAGTTTGGGTGTGCTATCCACCTTTTCGGGTGTGCTATCCAAAAACACTACAGGTGTAGGCGGATATTTACGCGCATTTACAGATAAATACGGGCGATTGTTCGCAGGCATTAGATCAACAGGCACGGTGTACGTAGGCTCATTACAGGCTAAAACAGCAACATTAACAACAGCTACGATTAACGCATTAACAATATCAACTAGCCGCGTTTTCGGTGTACTCACAGCAACATTAAATAGCAATGTCTCGGGTGTTTTGAGTGCGGTTACAGATAAATATGGTCGTAAACTCAGGTCAGATAATACGGACGGTACAGTCACAGTCAGCAAACTACGCAACGCAGCAGGGGTTTTAGTTTATCCACTCATTACAACGGCACAATCAACCGCAGATACAGCATTGGCTTTAGCTACAAGCGTTGGCTTGAGCGATAGCAAAAAAGCGTTGGTTGCTGCACAAGCAAACGGGTTTTATCCGCAGCCGTCTACTGTAGCGACAATAACAGTTGGTACATCTGGTGCGGCTAGTGCTATAGCTAGCTCAGTTTCTGTCGATAAAGACAACGCCGCATTACGTTATATGTACGGCAAAAAAGTAGTGGGTGGCGTGTCGTACCCTGATTATGTAGGCAACAAGTGGCAGTCAGCAAACTATGGCGGAGGTTATATAATCAGTAATGGCGGCGCGGTTGAGTTTGAGTACACAGGGCAAAGAATAGAATTTTTACTGCTTTGCAAAGGGTACGGCGCACAGCTACGAGTGTTATATAAAGAACTGCCGTCTGGAATTTGGAAAACAACAGCAATTGCAACAACGGCTTTGGATGGTGGTTTTAGATATATTCTTGTTGATTTTCAAACATCGGCTTCTAGAAGAATACGATTTGAGACAAGCGGGCATTACTTCTGTGGACTGCAAAGAGAGCCAGCAGCAACAGTCACAGCGTCAAGCGTCACAGCTCCGCCAATCGTGTGCATGATGGGTGATTCGTTTATCGAGCAAGCGGGAGCAAGCGGCGCGTGTACGGGTATGTCATTTGTCATGGGTCGTGCGCTTGGTATTGATATTTATAGTTCGGGCGTGGGTGGGACGGGGGTTAATAGCACTGGTGGTCTTAATCCTGCAGGCGGTCAAAAAGTTAATTATCAAACTCGCGTCACGGATGCAACAAGCATCACAAACTTAGGCGCGTTTATCATTTGGCAATCTATTAATGATGCAGGATTTACGCAGGCACAACAACACGACGGGCTAGAAGCTATCATCACTACGTTTAGAGCGTCAAAACCCACAACGCCGATTATTATTATCGGTCCTACTGCGCCAACAGGAACAGTAACTCAACCCCTGTATCTTTTACGAGATGCAGGTAGGCAAGTGGCCAATGAATACGGCTGTCATTTTATTGACCAGCTACAACCTCATTGCCTTGTTGGTACAGGTCGTGTGGGCGCAACAACAGGAAGTGGTAACGCAGATTATTACGTTGGTACTGATAACGTCCATCCAAGCCAAGATGGACATGATTATCGCGGTGAGTTGTTAGCTCAACAAATACGCAGCATTATTTTTACGGAGTTTTAAGTTATGACAGCCACAATTATCGAAAAATACGATGCAGATGCAGGGGATAATACAATCCCTGTTTTATCAAATGACCCAACTCTGCTAACAGCAATCGCCGAAGATTTTTGCTTTGAGTACGGAACAGCAGCAAGTTATGCCAGCGGCACAGTGCCTGCTGATGGTGCGGTTGTGGGTAGCCTAGCAAATTTAGCTCCTGATATTGCGTTAGCGTTAGCGCGTGTCGATGCAGTTACAGCAGCCGTTTATGACGCTGGCAATGTGCCAACAATTGATGTAACTAAAGGATGGCAATGTGGTACAGCCAAAAAAGGGTTTGTTGTTAATAAAGTAGGTGTAGTCAATTATCGCGTGGGCGAGCCTGTTCTCGAAGGTTTTAAATCATTTGTCGTGATGGCATGGGTGCGACTAACAGCAGGCGGAGACGCGAATCAATCGCCTTTACTTTGCGGAAATTCGACGGGAGCTACTACGAATTGGGGTGTTCAATCATTGCCTGGCGGTTATACATTCGAGACTCAGACATCACAAGCTGTGGGGGTATTAACGTCAAGTCTGCAAATGATTGCACTGTTTTATGATTTTGATGCAGTAGCAGGTCAAACAAGGGTGAGTGGCTGGCTAAACGGTGCTGTTGTATTTTCAGCAGTTGCAGGTCGGGCGCAGGCTAGTTATGTGGCAAACAACACAAATGGCAGATTAACAATTGGCTATGGCGTTGGTCACGGGGCGTTTAATGGCTATGTAGCTAGGGTGCGTAGAGTGTTTACAACATTGTCAGGGCAGACAGCAGCGGCAATTGTTGCGGCGGAATATGCGGCTAATGTGGGTCGGTTGTAATTAATAAAAAACAGTTAATCTATTAGGTCGTTAATATGCGAATAAAACTAGCAACACCACTCATCGGAGAGTTTCCACGTTACGCAGACGTGAAACTACCCGACAATGCAGCAGTCACTGCGCAAAATATGCGGCTGGATAGTGGTGTGCTAAAACCTTTAAATGGCTATACAACAGGCGCAGCACTTGCGGCGACTGTTATTTCATATTTAAAAATAAAATATGGCATTGCTTGATAGTTAAATTCAAAGCAGGGCAGTCCACCCCCTTCAAGACTGTCCTTTTTTATCTGTGACTCATCGACCGCCTTCGGGCGGTTTTGTGGTTATATACTCTGAGGTTCATCATGCAACAACGCTACACCACAATCTAACGTTACCGTTTTTAGCAAATTGTATTTTTGCTGGAATAACTTGCAGCGCATCTATGTCAATAGTGTTTAGCATTGCTTTGTTTGCTAAGCATATATTTTCATGGAAGCTTTTAAGTGCAAGCCCGCTATTTCTTTTAGCTGCCACAACAAAAACATTTTTCATCTCAAGTCCTCGCTTTCTAACTCTCATTGCAGCGTGACAAGTACCCAGCCACTTACTGCTAAATTGTTTATGCTTTTGGCAAACTCTCATTTGCTTAAAACAGTTGGGTACTTGCACCTGAATTATGGTAGTTAGAACTTGTAATTCTGCATTTTAAA